ATTGGAGCTGCACCAGAATTTGAAATAGATGCATAGGAGACAAAAATGTCAAAACAAGTAATAGTAGATTATATACCATTTGAGGTTTCCCCTCAACAAATAAATGAGTCAATGTCAAAAAATGGTGGGAGACTTGTTGTTAAAGGTGTATTGCAAAGAGCAGAAGCAAAAAATCAAAACGGAAGAGTTTATCCAAAAGAAACCTTGATGAGAGAAGCTAAAAAATATCAAAAGGTTCAAATAGCTGAACGAAGAGCATTAGGGGAACTCGACCATCCAGATTCATCTGTTGTTAATTTAAACAATGTATCTCACAATGTATTGGAAATGCATTTTGAAGACAATGATTTAGTTGGTACTGTAGAAGTATTAGGAACACCAGCAGGAAACATCTTAAAAGAATTATTTAAATCAGGTATTAAACTTGGTATATCATCTCGTGGTTTGGGTAGTGTAAAAGAATTATCAGAAAACGATACTGTAGAAGTTCAACCAGACTTTGAACTTATTGCATTTGATTTCGTATCAAATCCATCCACACACGGAGCGTTTCTATCACCAACAAATGAGGGTAAATTAAATGAAGGTGTTGGTACAAGAGATGGTGTGTGTTGTCACGATTGTAAAATTGAAAACATAATTAACGATATATTTAGGGGTGAGTAAAATGGATTACAAAACTCTAATGGGATATGCTGATAAAAAGAAAAAAGAATCAAAACCTAAACAAAACAAAATTGTTGAAAATATAAAATCAGAAATAAATGAATGGAATGATAATACATATAAAACACTACCAAAAAGGTGGAGTGGAGCTTCTGATAAAGGTTTGACAGAGTTTGAAAAACAAGGTGGTAAAGATTTTATAAAGGAAGGCCCAGCTTTTGAGTATAAAAAACATGCTAAAAAAATAGACAAATCATTAAAAGAATTACAAAAGTCTTATTTAGACTTTTATGAAACTTTAAGAAAAAAAGGATTAGATGATTCAGCTGCTGATTTTCTTGATAACTACAAAAAGAATGTAGTTGGATTTACTAAAAAGTATAAAAAAGATTTTGGAAAGTTAATGTAATGCCAGCATCATCAAAAGCCCAACAAAGGTT